CATGATGAAAGTGGTAAGTGGGAAAGACCTGATAATATAAAAAATAACTGGAGAGTTACAAAAACTTGTTTACGATTAGGTAGTAGGATTATAGGTAAGTGTATGATGGGATCAACATCCAACGCTTTAGATAAAGGAGGGGATAATTTCAAAAACTTATACTATAATTCAGATGTCACAAAAAGAAATCGTAATGGACAAACTAAGTCAGGATTATATTCTTTGTTTATCCCTATGGAATGGAACTACGAAGGATTTATTGACGAATATGGACAACCCGTGTTTAATACTCCTAAAGAGGAAGCGTTTGATCCACATGGAGTAGAGATAGATTATGGTGTTATAGATCACTGGGATAATGAAGCAGATGGGCTAAAAGACGATCAAGACGCTTTAAATGAATTTTATCGTCAGTTTCCAAGAACTGAAGAACACGCTTTTAGAGATGAGACAGGAAATAGTTTATTTAATCTCGTTAAAATATACGAACAAATAGATTACAACGAAGGAAATAGAAACTCATCAGTGTTAACTATTGGTAATTTTCAATGGGCAAATGGAGTTAAAGATACTCAAGTAACTTTCAATCCAGATCCAAAAGGAAGATTTAAGGTTAGTTGGGTTCCAGGACAAAAACTACAAAATAACGTCATATTAAAAAATGGCGTAAAATATCCAGGTAACGAGCATATGGGTGCTTTTGGTTGTGACTCATATGATATATCAGGAACAGTAGATGGTAAAGGATCGAAAGGAGCTTTACATGGGTTAACTAAGTTTTCAATGGAAGACGCTCCAGCTAATACATTCTTTTTGGAATATATAGCTAGACCACAAACAGCTGATATATTTTTTGAAGATGTTTTAATGGCACTAGTATTTTATGGTATGCCACTATTAGCAGAAAATAATAAACCTAGACTTTTATATTATCTAAGAAGAAGAGGATATAGAGGTTTTAGTATGAATAGACCGGATAAGGTTTGGAATAAACTATCTATTTCAGAAAAGGAGGTTGGTGGAATACCTAACTCCAGTGAAGATATAAAACAAGCTCATGCTGCTGCTATTGAAATGTATATTAACGACCATGTTGGAATGAATGATGAAGGTGGTTATGGTACTATGTATTTTAATGACACATTAAATGATTGGGCTAGATTTGATATAACAAAGAGAACAAGGTATGATGCTTCTATAAGTTCTGGTTTAGCAGTAATGGCTTGCAATAGACATTTGTATAGATCAAATCCAGAAAGAGAAAAAACCCCATTGGGATTAAATATATCTAAATATAATAACAAAGGACTTACGTCAAGAATAATAAACGAAAAAATATGAGAGACACTTTAGTTAATTTTCCATCTCAAGCAGTTAGTGATTTAGAAAAACTCAGTCATGAGTACGGTGAAGAAGTCGCTAAAGCTATAAGACATGAATGGTTTTCTGATAGTACTAATAAGTTTCAGGGAAATTTACAGGAATTTAGAAAATTAAGATTATATGCTAGAGGTGAACAGTCTATTGAAAAATATAAAAACGAATTATCTATTAATGGTGACTTATCGTATTTAAATCTTGATTGGAAACCAGTACCAATAATATCTAAGTTTGTAGATATCGTGGTGAATGGTATGGCTCAAAGATCTTATGAGATAAACTGCTACTCTCAAGATCAGTATGGCGTTAGTAAAAGAACGGAATACATGGAGGCTTTAATGAGAGATATGCAGGCTAGAAGATTTGACGAGACAGTAAAACAATTATTTGGATATGATTTAGCTGAAACACCTCCAGAGAGATTACCAGATTCAGAAGAAGAACTACAGTTACACATGCAACTTAGTTACAAGCAAGCTGTTGAGTTAGCTGAGGAGCAGGCTATAAATGTTTTAATGGATGGTAGTAATTATGATTTAATTAGAAGAAGATCATTATACGATTTAGTAACAATAGGTATAGGCGCTACAAAAACAACATTTGATTGGGCTGAGGGTGCTAAAATAGAATATGTAGATCCAGCTGATTTAGTTTGGTCACACACTGACTCTCCATATTTTGATGATCTATATTACGTCGGTGAAGTTAAAGAAATACCAATAAATGAATTAGCTAAACAATTTCCAGATTTAACAGAAGAAGAAATAAAAGAAATTACAGAATTTTCTCACGATCCTATATCTTACTCAACTAATAGAGATAGAAATAGAGTTCACGTTTTATACTTTAATTATAAAACACATTCTCATGATATATACAAATTAAAAAAGACTAAAGCTGGTGGAGAAAAAGCCATAAGAAAAGATGTAGGTTTTGATCCACCCCCAAGTTTACAAAAAGAAGGGGATTTTGAAAAATTAGAAAGAGTTACTGAGGTTTTATTTGAAGGTGTTTATGTTATAGGTTCTGAAAAATTATTAAAATGGGAGATGGCTCCTAATATGATGAGAACAAAATCTGACTTTGCTAAAGTTAAGATGAATTATCAGATAGTAGCCCCTAGAGTTTATGAGGGAAGAATAGACTCTTTAGTTGGTAGAATAACCGGCTTTGCTGACATGATTCAACTAACTCACCTTAAGTTACAGCAAGTAATGTCTAGAATGGTACCAGATGGTGTTTATTTAGACGCTGATGGTTTAGCAGAAATAGATTTAGGTAACGGAACAAACTATAATCCACAAGAAGCACTAAACATGTTCTTCCAAACTGGTAGTGTTATTGGTAGAAGCTTTACGTCTGAAGGCGAAATGAATCCTGGTAAAATACCAATTCAACAAATACAAAATGGAGCTGGTGGAAACAAGATACAAGCATTAATCCAAACTTATAACTACTATCTACAAATGATAAGAGATGTAACCGGACTAAACGAAGCTAGAGACGCTACTACACCAGATAGAAACGCTTTAGTTGGTGTTCAGAAAATGGCGGCGGCTAACTCTAATACAGCAACTAGACATATACTACAGTCGATGTTATATTTAACAGCTGAATCAGCTGAGAACCTATCTTTAAGAATAGCGGATATATTGGAATATTCTCCAACAAAAAGAGCATTTATACAAGCTATAGGTTCTCATAATGTAGCGACATTGAAAGAAATGTCTGAGCTACATCTCTATGACTTTGGTATATTTATAGAACTACTACCAGATGATGAAGAAAAACAAGTGTTAGAACAGAATATCCAGGTTGCACTAAGTCAACAAATGATTGATCTTGATGACGCTATCGACGTTAGAGAGGTTAGAAATCTAAAACTAGCTAATCAATTGCTAAAGTTGAAGAGAAAAGGAAAGATGGCTAGAGATCAACAAATAGCTCAACAAAACATGGCAGCACAGGCGCAGGCAAATGCTCAACAACAGCAAGCTGCAGCTCAAGCTGAGATTCAAAAAACACAATCAAAAGCTCAAATAGAATCACAAGTTGAACAAACTAAAAGTGATCTAAAAATACAATACTTACAAGAAGAAGCTAAAGTTAAGAAAGAATTAATGGCGTTTGAATTTCAACTAGCTTCACAAACTCAATTGACAGAATTAAATAATGCTAATCATCTTGAAAGTGTTAGAGAGAAGGGTAAAACTAGTAGAGAAAGCATGAAGATTAATAATCAAAGAAAAATTGAGCGAGAGAAAAATTCGGCTAAATCCGTTAAAAGATTTGAGTCGTCAGGTAATGATATAGTTACAGGAGGTGCCAATATAGATAGATTTGGTATCTAATATTTAATATTTTATAAAATTTTATTATGGCAGAAGAAAATAAAAAGGTTGAAGAACCCAAAGTCGAGGAGACTAAAAAACCAGATACGGTAAAAGTCGATCTTAAAAAAAGAGCTAATGAGCTAAAAAGTAATATAACTAAGATTGATTTAAATAAACCACTAACGAAAGACGAAGAGGTTGAGAAACAACCCGTCGACGAGGATGTGGTCGTAGTTAATCCAGAACCGGTAGAGGAATCTAAAGAGGAAGATGTAAAAGAAGATGCACTAGTTGTAGAGGAGGTTACTAATGAACCTCCTAAGATAGAAGTCCCTAAGGTTGAAATACCACAAGAATCTGTAAACGTGTTACCAGAGAAATTGCAAAAGGTAGCTAAATTTATGGAGGAAACAGGTGGTAATCTAAATGACTACGTAAATTTAAACAGAGATATATCTAAATTAGATGACTCTGAGGTGTTAGATGAGTATTATAGAAATACTAAATCCCATTTAACACCAGAAGAAAGAAACTTTATATTAGAAGAAAAGTTTAGTTATGATGAAGAAACTGATGACTCTAAAGATATAAAGAGAAAAAAGATAGCCCTTAAAGAGCAAGTTGCCAAGGCTAGATCCCACTTAGACGGGCAAAAGTCTAAATACTATGAAGAAATCAAAGCTGGAACTGGTCTAACTGAAGAACAGAAAAAAGCTATTGAATTCTTTAATAAACACAATCAGGAATCTGCTACGCAGAATCAAAAAACAAAAATAAGCAAGGAGACGTTTTTAAAGAAGACTGATGATGTTTTCAACGAAGATTTCAAAGGTTTTGATTATCAAGTTGGAGAAAAGAAATTCAGGATTAATGTTAAAGACGTGGATGAGGTTAAGACAACACAAAGCGATATAACTAATTTTGTCAGTAAGTTTGTTGATAAAAAGAGTCAATTAATTGACGACGCTAAGGGTTATCATAAATCTTTATTCACAGCTATGAACGCTGATAAAATTGCTAATCATTTTTATGAACAAGGAAAAGCTGATGCAATTAGAGATTCTGTTGCAAAGACTAAAAACATTAATCTAGATCCTAGACAATCACATAGTGAAACAAGTGTTGGTGGGTTAAAGGTTAGGGCCTTGGGAGATTCTAGTGGTGATTTCAAATTTAAGATTAGTAAAAATAAAAAATAACTTTAAAATAAATTAATTATGGCAATTACGGCTGGTCCTAATTTGAACAAAGTGCCTGCACCAAGACAGCAAGCTTTTGAAACAAATTATTTGGACTTTAATACGGATATGGGCTGGGCCCAACAATACCTGCCTGACTTAATGGAAAAGGAAGCTGAAGTTTTCGGTCAACGAACAATTTCAGGTTTCTTAGAAAAAGTCGGAGCGGAAGAATCTATGCAATCTGATCAAGTTATTTGGTCTGAGCAAGGTAGATTACACTTGTCTTATAAGGCAAAGATAGCAGCTACAGGTGGTGGTGCAACTGTTAATGGAGTTGCAGCAACAGCAATACTAATACAGCAAGATATCGATGGTAACACTGTTGATGGATCTACTGGAAAAGTTCACGGTATAAGAGTTAACGATTTAGTTATAGTAGCAGATTCAAATAACGGTATAGTAAAATGTTTAGTAACAGATGTTGATTCTACAACTATTGATGTTCTACCTTACGACAAGGGAGGTACTCAGATAGTAGCAAACAATGTTGATTACGCAGCAACTATATTAGTTTTTGGTTCTGAATACGGTAAGGGATCTAGCTACATGACTGGTGGCGCTGCTACTACGCAAGAAGATTCTAGAGGAGCTAACGAACCAGCTTTCAAAACCTACTCTAACAAACCAATTATAATGAAAGATTACTACGAAGTATCAGGATCTGATACATCTAGAATTGGTTGGGTTGAAGTTACTGGAGAAAGCGGACAAAGTGGTTACTTATGGTACTTGAAAGCTGAAGCTGATACTAGAGCTAGATTTACTGATTACTTAGAAATGGCAATGCTAGAAGCTGAGAAAAATGATTCTAGTTCTGTTCTTGATGGTTCTAACACTATAGTTGGTTCTGCCGCTGGTGATGGAACTGTTGGTACTGAAGGTTTATTTGCTGCTGTTGAGTCAAGAGGTAATGTTACTTCTGGTGTAACAGGTGTTAATGCTGCAACTGACTTAGCTGAATTCGACGCTATTTTAGCTGAATTTGATAAGCAAGGTGCTATTGAAGAATACATGATGTTTGTAAATAGAGCTACATCTCTAGCAATGGACGATATGCTTGCTTCAATGAATTCTTACGGAGCTGGAGGTACTTCTTACGGAGTATTCCCT